GAATTCCAACGGCTCTGGCGCATTCGAGCGCGATGTACTGACGGGCTGAGTTGAGTTGTAATTTCTCGGGATCAAATCCAAGAGATGTCAATTCGACATCGGCATTCAAGAACGCCGTCGCGCGAGTGGAACGAGCTACACGCCAAGCGTCTAGAAGTTTTGTGACGCGATCTGCCGGAAGTGCTGTTCCGTTAGATTTCAATACCATCATCGGGACGGGCTCTTTTGCGTAAAGTAGAGCCGCCTTTTCAAGCTCGACCGCGCTGAGAATTGTGCGTCCGGCGCGATTGAGTAAGCCTTCGTCCAATCCATAAAATACTTTTAGAGATCCGTTACCAAAATTGGGAACTGTCATTCCATCGACGCGATACCCGGTAATTTCGGTGCCTTCGGCATTTGTAACAATCGAGACGCGAGTCGGAGCGATTCGCTGGCCGGCTCGACATCTGCCGTCCTCAGCATAAGAGTCGGTTTGTTGAAGATACCCATACCCGTAGAACAGAATGTCCTCTGAGATCCAAGCCCATACAGCGGAACCGGGAACGCGAGGATCGGGTTGATTTATTACTCTAGGGGCTTCGACGCGTTCACCGGTTGACTTGATTCTCTGCTCCATTGGAAGCGAGGCAATCGTTGAGCAGATGATCGATCTGGCGCGGCTAATTGCCGGGACGGACATCGCTTGTGCGCGTGTAGCGACAAGATTACCGGCAAAGATATTCCGTGAATCGGTTGTGTTAAATGGTGCGAGATCAGCGGCAGAAATATCGATCGGAGATGGGATAGCGTTGAGCTTTACTTCTGGAACGCCTGTCAGAATTTCACGCAATTTCATGCGCCAATTCTAGGCGATCCGCTACTCCTAACCGACGAGAATGTCAATCTCCGTCTCCGGGCGTGTCGCGTAATGTGTCGCGAGAGCCGATGCAACCGTTGCGCAGACAGCGGTCTTAGAAGCTCTGCGACCAATCACCCAAGCCCCGTCACCATAGGGAAGCCGTACAGCTGAGAGAACTTGCTTCGTGAGTTCGGCTTGATTTGAATGGACGAGCCGTCCCGAAGTTATCGATCCGAGGAATTCGTCGCAACTTTGCGCGTACTCCGCGCCATCGCAATCGATCACCGGGAATCCGGCAGGGATTAGCCTAGCCGCAACAGCTGACGCGGTTCGCTTTGAGAATACGATCTGATCGACTGAATACTTGCGAACATAGGGCGCGATGTCATTTGCGATCTGTTTGTCGTCTAGTGAGATCGGATTGTGCCAAGTGTGTAGGAGTTGGATCTGGAATTTCTCATCGTCTAATCTTTGAGCCGCTACGAGTGCGCCATTTCTACGATCTGGCGAAAGATCCAAGCCGAACCAAGTTGTCTTTCCCGGATCAAGCGTGACATCTGGATTTCCAGCGTTCGCCCATTCAACTGGCGGAATGCAAGGATTAATCGTCTCGATCCATTGGCAGAGAACCTCGGTGCGAACTACATCGATTGGATCATTGAGGACAGATTTAAGATTGTCGATGTGAATCGTCCGACCAAGCGACGGATTCGCGTGACGCCAACCTTCAACATCATCGATCCGGCAACCGGCGAGAGCTGAGTATTCAAAGTAGCCGATCTCATCGTCTCCACCTGCCGCCGCCGCTAGACCACGCTCTCGAAGCTGATTGAGAATAATCGAGTGATTGTCTCCGGCATTTGAAAGAGTCCAGACTTGCGGATTCTTTGCCGCCATCATTGTGTACCTCATCGAAGCCCAAGCGTCCTCGTCTTTGTGTTCGCGAAGCTCGTCCATGAATACCGTTTCCGGTTTGGAGATTCCACGCGCCGCCGCGTTGGCGGCTTTAACGATATAGCGATTGCCAGACTTCAATTCAATTTCCTCGGCTCCGTGAGCCCATCGGATTTTCTTTACTTCACTAGCCAGTCGATCATTGGATTCGATTAAGTTGACGATGTGCCGGAAAGTCTCCAGCGATGTCGTGAGCCGGTGAGCCGATCCGATTTGAAGTCCGTCGTTCCACAGATACATTCCAGCCATGATCCGCACCATCATCAGGGTCGATTTTCCATTCTGACGAGCTACTACGACACAAATATTCGAGTGTTTCCACCTGCCATCGGGCTTTACTTTGTGCGCGTGTTCGGCTATCCATTCCTGCCAAGGGAGCAAAGGGAGCCCGATTTCTTTTGCGAATTCGATCAGCTCTGAGCCTTTTGACGGCAGATCGTTAAGCGGCGAGTGGATTCTTGGCGTGTTGTAGCCGTAAATTACACCGCCTACTCCCAGATCAGCCGGATCATCACCGACTAGAACCAGTTTCTGTCTATGGTCTGTCATGGCTTACCGATTCCGTCGGTTGTGAGCCGTTTTGCGGTGAGAAAAGACCATGAGGGGTCGGTGGTGTTTTCCCAGTATTAAAAAAGCCCCTATTCGGGCTTCTAGGGCTTCTACGGGCTAAGTTACATTTCATACAGCTAGCAACGAGATTCCAGTCCTCGTCACCACCGCCAAGACTTCTAGGGATGACATGATCAACCGAGTTGGCTTCTTGTGAACAGTATTGACAAGTCCAAGCGTCACGATCTAACACGCGCTGTCTGATCTTGCGCCAAAGAGTAGTCGAGCCATTGTGTCTTAGCGCTGATCTGCTCACGAATATCCCTTCGCGTTCATGTGAGCTAGTGCCTCACAAGCGAAGTCTTTAGAGTAACGGTTGCGTAGATACTTGAGACCCCAATCGATTTGATCATAGGGATCAGCTGTTTTTAGATAGATGGATCGTCCTTGAGGAATCCCGTAATGTGATCCTAGTTTAGCTTTAGGGTTCCAGTTACTCTCTTTTATCCATAATTTATCTAAACAGTTAAATTGTTTAGAACTACCGATTTTCGTTTTTGCATATATTTTGTAACTATCAACCAACGAAAGAGAACTACAAAAGACGATTGTAGAAATCAGAATTCGGCTTGTCAAGGATCTCATCGTTTTTCCCAATCTATGGGCGTGTCGAGCCCCGCGCATATTAGACACGCTACTCCTTCGATGATCCAAGATCCACAGCTACACCGTGAGATCCCGGCTTCTTTGTGTGACTTGGCTTGGCGTAATTGCTTGACCGAGTAGACATCACAGCTCACGCATTGCACGAATACCAAGCCCTGAGGAAGGTTGCCGAATGGATCGCTTTGCTTATGCTCGACTCTCGCTTTACAGTTTAGACAATCAAAGAGAAGTGTCTCCATAGTTGGAACTCCTAAGATTCTCGATAGGTTGTAGATCAGATTGTGGTATCCAATAAGAGCCATCGCCTCGACGATACTTCTCACGCATAGCCATCGAGACCGGAATCCACCCGGCCAGATAGTAGTTTGGAGCTTTGTTGACGACCAGAATTGCTACATCCTGGCGTCTGTCCGTCCCATTAAGGATCAAGTGTCCATCTTGCCAAAGTGTCCATTTGACCTCGATTTGCGATCCGACATCGGCTTCGCGCTTGAATGTGTCGATCGTAGGTTTGAAATCCGGGACGGCGAAGTAACGAGCTACAGCGATTTCGGCTCCGATTGATTGCGCCATCTGAACTACATATTCAAAAAGTGTCAAGCCTCGATCCTTGCGACTATCGTGATCTGGCGAGAAATCTAACCGTCCGATCCTTTTGTAAGCTGTAGATAGAGAAAGCCATTCCTCGTCTCTTGAAATTGATATTTTGATCATCGCATGAACCCAATTCGACTCGATTTTAGTGCCGATACATTTTCGTCACCGATTGCGGCTAGTACGACGGGCATGAATATCGAAGCCTTTTCAGATTGTCCGTTGACAAATTTGAGATTCGCTGGCATGGCAACAATTCCGCCGCAATTTTCCCAAAGTACTTCGAACCATTTAGATTTAGACATTGGCACAAGGCAGACCCCGTTCGCATTTTCTAACCATTTCGCAACCCATTTTGAAGGATTTGAATATGGTGGATTCATCCATACACGCTGACCGTTCCAGTCTTGAGCTAAACCGTCGTCATATTGTGTGAAGTACCTTTTAGCCGGTATCCATGAAATACCACCGACTGGGCTCGATACATCAAGATCGAATTCCAATCCCAAAGCTTCAAAGATCCATTTCGGCGTATAGTAATCATCACTGGTCTTTGCCAAAGGTACTTCCTCAAATTCAAAATCTATGAGATCACTCATTCGATCACCCGGCATTTTGCGCAGACGAAAATCTGATCCGACACGATTCCGCCACTTACTAGCTGAGGCTTGTCACACCCGTCACAGTTGAGCCAGTCCGACTCAACAATTCCATCATCTGTAAATTTTAACGCGCTTCGATCTGGAAAGAACATCTCTAGGTCTCCCATTAGTTGTCCCATTTTGCTTCGCATTGGGCTTCACGATTTTTTTCTGGACAAGTCCAACCGGCATAAGCCTTACCAGTTTTCGAGCTGATCCCCTTCTTGCGCGTCATTCGACCGTGAGCGCATACGGGTTCATCGGCTAGAACTTCTCCGCCAAGTTTCGTCGTGATCTCGGTCATCGCTTGATCTACATTCCAGAGATTGTCGTTCGGCGTAGTTTGACCAGCCTTTACGCGTTCAACCTTTTCGGCTTCCTCGCGAGAGATTGAATGCTTTTCGGTTCCGATCCCGGCATTTTTACAGGCGATCCCGATTGCCGAAGTCTCGCAATTCTCCAGCGCAAAGTCGCGATTCACTCCACGCTCTGAGATGACTTCGTTTGCGTGACCGGTTACGAATGGAGCCGGATCGGCTTCGGTTCGCCACAGTTCGGCTCTAACAATAAATCGAGTGTTCGCAGCTTCAACGATTGAAGTGACTATCTTTCCGTCCGGGTACTTCTCCCAGAATAATTTGATTCTCTCGGCAACTGTGGTGTATTCGGACAGATTAAACATTAAGGCTCCCTTGAATTGGTTGAACGGATTTGACCTGATCCCAGATTGTGAATGTGCCGTTGTAGCTCACGCCATAAGCGCAAGTCGAACAGAGATGTCGAT